AGGAAAACGAGACTAAACCTCACTGCGGGATGGTGGCAACTTACACCATATCCCAAAATCCGCCACTTACGTGGCGGAACTCCACCTGAGCTTTATGCCGACGGCCTCAGGACGTCCCTGACGTTCAAGGTGCTTACTGTCTGCAAACGGCTCGTCACCGCGCTTGAGCAAACACTTGAGCAGGGCGAACTCGTTCTCCACGTAACTATCGGGAGTCCGGTTTCTCCTCACATAACCCCTAACCAGGGGGCGGTGAAGATTATTGCACATGCGCTGGGTTTCATACCCCAGCACACTGTGTCGCCCTAACACAGGAGAACTTGGGAGGACGGTTGGAAAATGGCCCTTTAACAGAGCCACGATCCTCCTATCCAACCAAGCAGCCACACGCCACAGGCCAGAGAAATACATCTGGTTCCTGAGCGAGATAAGGCTTTCAATCTCCGGAACATCAGTCAATCGCCGTGGAAATTCTCTCCGGACTCGGACAACAGTAACGTCCTCTCCATTGAAGAACTCCGCGCCGCAGCTCTCACGGAATTTACCATTCCAGAAAGATTTGCGGTCATTCACTTTAAGGCCAAAAGCCTCAAGTGTTTGAACGACTGAACGCGTGTATTCCACAGGGACAACCATATCGTCCCCGTAGACGCGCACCTTACCCCTTAAACGATTCACATCGTGAGGGGTCAGAGGGCGGCCTTGCACTTTCTGGATCCCGACGAAGATAATGGTAAGAAATACCATCGCCTCAATCGGGAAACAGAGTGCAGAACCCATAGACGCGAACTTGGTCAGAGGGATCACTCCATGACCAGGAACTTCTGCGCGCGTCGACCTCGTAGCTTGCACCGCCCGTGAGAACCACGGGAAGCGAGCCAACAAGGCCTCAACAAGCAGATTCGAGACACGGTCGGAGGCTTCGCTAAGATCTAGCGTTGCTAACTCCCCTGTTAGGGAGCCTCTGCGAGCCATGGCCTTGTTAGGCTCTTGGTCGCGGAAACCGATCAATTCCCGTAGGATTTTGTCCTCGTGGAATGCATGCATGATCGAACCAAGCACAGCCTGCTGCATATACTGCATGTAGACTGGCTCAATCGCGATAATGCGTGGTGTCTTGAGCGTCTTCGGGACTTGGATGACCCTTACGGGCACCTCGTCCTTGGGTTCGAGGTACTGAACACGGTCCTGGAGGTAGTAATACCTCCAGGAGGGCAAGGCATACTCCCCAAAAGGGAAGACCTTTTCCAACCGATGTGTCCACTGACGGAA